CTTGATGAAAAAGCATCTGGTTTAAAAACTCTCGCTAAAATACTAGCCAAAACTACTAAACGTGATTTGTATAAAAAGGCTATTGAATTGGTCAAAAAAGCAGCAAAAGAAGATCCTAAGAGAGACTTGGCGTATCACGCAGGGAAGGTTGTTAGGAAATTTAATCTTAATATAGATCCTATTGTACTACGTGATATTGTTGTAGAGGAAGGTGGTGCCGGAGATTGGGGCACTGACGAATTAACTGATAAATATAAGAAAGATACTCCTGATGCTTAATTTTAAAAAGTTTATTACAGAAGGTTCTGAATCTTGGGAAGACGGTTATAAACGTCGCGTTGTTAAAACGACCAAACCAGAGCATAAAGAACAAGGGTACGAGTGGCGTATCAAAGGTAAAGATCGCAACGAAATCTCTATCAAACTATATAAGAAAAAACCAGATTTCGCAGAATTTAAAAAACAAATGAAACGTGTCGCAGGACATGAGTTCGGAGGATAAATGAAAACGTTTAAAGAGTTAAAAGAATCTATTAATGAAGCACGCAAATATTCAGTATTAGATACAAAGAAGAATCAAATTGTAAGCAGACCTAATATAACAAAAGCTGCAGCTCAAAAGCTAGTTGATAAAGATCCTGAGAATCGTATTATGGGCAGTCCAGAGTTTATTCATGATAAACGCACTGCTGCGCTAAAAGAAGTTGACGAATCAGTTGAACTTGATGAATATGGCGTTATGGGTAAACGTGCATTTAAACGTAAAGAACATGAGTTCGAAGCAGAGATGGAACGTAAAGCCGCCGCAAGAAAGTCGGCAGGCGACAGATTACCTCGTGTTATTTACATCAATAATAAAGTTTGGAAAAAGGGTGGAAAACCTGTCGAATTTAAAGATCTTCGTCATGCGCAAAATGTAATTCGTTCTCTTAAAAAGAAAAACCCAGATAGCGAGTATTTTTCTATTGTAGCTGATATGTATAAAAGTATAGGCGACGTATACAAAGAAAGCATACAAATTGAAGAATCAGCTAAAAGAATGTCTGTGGATTTTCAAATGGATGTAGAATCAATTGATATTAAAAAGTTTGAACGAAAATATAAAGTAAAAGTAAAAGACAATGGCGACGGCGATGTTACCGTTACTGGCAAACAAGCTGATATTAAAAAAGCTTTAATGGGATCTGAATATGGAATGGATGCTGATGGTGTAGAAGAGTTATTCCCAGAACTTTTTTGATTTGAAAAATCTTAATAGCGAGTTGAATTATGTATAAAATAGATGTATATGAACAGGAGTCTGCGGCAAACCCGTGGACTGTTGTACTATTAGATTCATCATTAGAAATACAAGATGATAGAATAGTAATGGCAATGTATTCTACAGAACAAGAAGCAACTGATTGGATTGCTGCACAGCCAACTAGTGACACAGCGACTTATGTAATTATTGAAGATACCAATTTACAACGAGTTGGTGATAGATTCAGAAATTTCCAAGGAATTGATTTTGAAAACATTTAAACAACATATCGGCGATACGTTAGAGTTTGATTTATATGAAGGAACTACAGTACCTTTAGAATCACCTATGCTAGAATCAGATGACCCTGAATTGAATAGTCCTAAACGCAACTCAGGCGATGGTAAAAAATATGTTGTGTATGTTAAAGATCCTAAAACAGGAAATGTAAGAAAGATTACGTTTGGCGATCAGAAAGGTGGATTGTCATCTAAAATTAATGATAGAGAAGCTGCTAAGAATTTTGCTTCAAGACATAATTGCGATACTAAAAACGATAAAATGTCTCCTGGGTATTGGTCTTGTAGATTACCTAAGTATGCTAAAGAATTAGGATTAAAAGGTGGTGGATCATATTTCTGGTAAACCTTATATTGATAATGATACCGTAAGAACATTTGATGTATCTCTAAAATCCGAAGAATATGTATGGCATAGAGATAAAGAAGATCGTCAAATAGAAGTTCTTGAAGGGGATGGCTGGCAATTTCAAATAGATGGTTGCCTGCCTTTTTTGCTTCAGAAGGGTACCATTTTTACAATAGAAGAAGGCGTGTATCATCGCTTGATTAAAGGCGTAAACGACCTCAAAATAAAAATAATTCATTTGAATAAATAGAAAAGATATTACAACAAATACGGAGACAATTATGTCATTTAAGGATTTAATCGAGTCTAAACTCGAAACACAATTATCATCTGCATTATCAGAAGGTAAATTAAAAGCCGGTAAAGGATACTCCTTCGCTCTTTCTCCTCAGCATGAAAAAATGTTAGACGAATCTCTTGACGAAGCTAAAGGCGATATTAAAACGTTTAAAACATTAGAAGATTGGTTAATGGCTGTTCTTTCTATTAAAGGTGCAACTGTATCTAAGTCTGGCGATAGCTTAAGAGCAAATGGTTTAGGACGTGGCGGATCTGCTACTTTTGAATTAAAGAAAGGTCGTGGTTCTTTATTAGAATCTGCTGAACTTGCAGAAGAAAAAGAAGAATGCCCTAAGTGCGAAGGTGAAGGTTGCGATCATTGCGATGATACTGGTTACCATGTAACTGAAGCTAAAAAGTTAGATCCTGTCGGTAAAGAAGACGACGATATTGATAACGACGGCGACGTAGATGATTCTGATGAGTATTTAAAGAAACGCCGCGGTGCAATTAAAAAGGCAATCGGTAGATCTAAAGAAAAGAAAGAAAGTAAAAAACAATTCATGTATGCTGCTAAATCTGCTAAAGAAGATGGCGAAAAAGAATTTGTTTTCGCAGGTAAAACATATAAAGTTGAAGATGTAGAAGGTATTTAAAATGATTGAATTTATTAAAAAATTATGGGCTATATTATTTGGTAAAGAAGAACAAGTAGTTGTTCCTGAGCCAGAAGTAACAAAGCCAAAAAGAACTAAAAAAGCTCCAGCGAAAAAGCCGGCAACTACCGCTAAAAAACCTGCAGCGAAAAAGCCAGCGACTAAACCTAAAGCAGCTCCTAAAAAGACTACTGCTTCTAAGGCGAAAGCACCAGCTAAAAAACCAAATACAAAACAAAAATAACCCAAGTACTATAAAGGAGAACTAACATGGCACAATGGGGAAAAACTGATACAGCGGCAGACGCACCAAAGTATCTAGAAGATAATGCAAATAACACAAACCAATCTCACGATGCAGATAATGCAGTATTCGTTGATACTGACGAAGCCGCTGTAGCTGCTAACCGAGCTAAAGGACTTAAAACTCCAGGTTGGAATTTGTATCATACTTATACTACTGAAGCTGGCGCTACTCGTCATATCGTAGAACCATTAGTAGCAATGAAAGTTACTGCTGCAAATGCAGGCGATGATGGTATCACTGGTAATACTGCAGTTGAAGATAGCATCGTAGCTGATAGCTAATAAATACTTTTATATTAATTTAAATATAAGTAAACTATGAAATTGACAGGATCAACCTTTCTACTATATGCAATGAAGCATTATGACAACCCTCACTGCACTGATGTATCAGAATTTGAGGAAGATATGAAAAGGTTTCAATACCTTAGAAAATTGTTTGGTCGTTATCGTCAAGATAGCGATTTAAAAGAAAGGTTGATTTTGAATCATCTTATTGTAATCTATAATGTATTTGGTCCTGAAGCGACTCATATGTTGTTTATGAAGTTACATGAATTCCACGAGTACTTAAGACCATTCGTAGAATATTTGAACTTTATGCCAGACGTTATAGAATATGATGTTGTATTATTAAACAAAGAAAACATAGTTTCTGATGAACATATTGTAAAAGTATTACAAGGAATCTAGTATGGTAGATTTATTTCTAGTATATTCTTTTATACGTAGATTAGTAACTCCATTTAATAAGTGGGATGCGTATAAGAAGGGTATCATAGACGATAAAGGGAATATTCTTAGAAAGAGGAAGTCTCTTGTTTCCGCGTCTGATAAAAAAGCTTTTGGTATTTTTGACCAATTGATTTTGAATCTTAAAAAGCTTTTAGGAAAACTCCCTGGTGGTCAAACTAAACTAGCTTCATATGCCGCTGCTTTATGGTTAATAAAAGAATATAACGAATTCTCCGATGGAGAATCATTGCTGACCGAAGATATATCAGATAGCGAATTAGACAAATCTTTAGATAGTTTTTATGAGCGATACTTGTATTATATCACAGTTGAAGAAGATGTCAATAGTTTATTTGAAAAAAGATTCGTTAAAGACGAAGAATCAACTAATGTAGGTTCTGGCGCAATTGCTGGTCTAGGAGTAGGTCCTGACGGCGAGCCAGGGTTAACAAAAGATCAGCAAAAGAAACATAAGAAAAGAAATCTTAAACGATTTAAACAGTTAATAAAAGGTGAAAACGATGAGTCCTGAAAATAGAGAAAATGTATTTGAACAATTGAAAATTGATGAAGGTGTGGTGTATGAAATCTATGAAGACCATCTTGGATATGCAACGTTCGGAGTTGGGCATCTGGTACTTGAATCGGATCCTGAGCACGGAGAACCAGTCGGAACACCAGTTTCAGAAGAGCGAGTTCGTGAATGTTTTGAAAAAGACCTCGACATCGCAGAATCAGAATGTATTGTGTTATACGGTGAAGCATGGGAATCTTTCCCTGGAGAAGTACAAGAGATCTTGGTCAACATGCTCTTCAATCTTGGACGTCCACGTCTAACTAAGTTTAAGAATTTCAACAAAAACATTTTAGAACACAACTGGGTCGGAGCAGCTCCTGAAGGTCGTGATTCTATTTGGTATCGCCAAGTTGGTAATCGAGCAGAACGTTTAATGGAACGTTTAGAAAACCTCGGATAATAAATAGATTAGCGATATTATATTTTAATTAAAGGAGAACTAATATGTCACTTAAGAAAATCGTAGAAAGTGCAATGAATAAAGATGCTTTGGATCTTAAAGATGCGTTTGCAGAAGAAATGGCTGTACGTGTTGCTGCTGCACTAGAAGAAAAGTACAAAAAGGTAAAAGAAGAAGAGGAGTCTGATGAAGACGAATCTGAAGAAGACGAAGATGAAGACGAAGACGAAGAAGAGTCTGATGAAGACGAGCTAGATGAAAAAGCTTGTGTTCGTGAGATGAAAAAACTTCACGCTTCAGCTTGTTCAAAAAATGAAATGTATAAAACTGTAAAAGAAAAGTATGGTTGTACTAAAGAAAAGTTTGAAAGTCTTTACGCTTCAAACTGTAAGTAATACAATTTACTAATTAAGTGCCGTGGGAAACTACGGCATTTTTGTCTTTATAGACTGAAAGGATATTACGATGGGTTTTGTTATACAATTATTATTAATACTCGTTTTGACATTAGGTGGTGGTTCATATTACCTATATACTGAAAATGGTATTTTAAAAGAAAATGTTATGAAATTAGAAAACGCCGTTGAAGAACAAAAGGCTGCAATGAAAGCGATGAAAGATTCGTTTGAAACTCAGAGTAAAGCGTTAACTAATTTACAACAAAGAAACGCCGAGATAGAAGCAGAA